TAACAATACAGAATGAAGATGTAGATGGTGGTTATGTGTTCCAAGAGACCGATGACTGGTCAGGTAAGCACGGTATGAGAATACAGAAACTTATACCAATGAATTACACACCAATAGAACAGTTTGGTAAAGGGTCAATAGAAACAACAGGTACAGGAAGCGTAGAAGATGCAAGTGTACTTTACATATACAGGTTTGATGGTTGTCGTAATCCACAAAATAACGAGAACTGTCCGGGATATGTAGAGCCAATGCCTGTAATACCTAAGATAGAAATATATGATGCACTAGATGACGACGCAGTTATAGACGCTACTGAAGAAACTGATAGTGACTTATATGATAAGGAAGAAGAAGAAAGTGAGCAAGACGAGAAAGAAGAGGAAGATGAAGACCGTTTAGAATTAGCAATGGCTGCATCTGAAAATGCTCTAACGATAGCTAACACAGTATCTCAATCAGCACTCTTACAGACAATAAATAATGCTACTAATGTAAAATCTTACTATGCAGCGACAGTTCCCGGAGGAGTATACAGGGAATCTATTTCATTGAACGGAGGAGAGGTGGTTGACAACAGAAGAGCATTACAAAGTTTAGCCCAAGACAATTTAATGAATCAAATGATAGAGGAACAATACAAATGAATAAATTATTTACAATAGCTTTGGTACTAGGATTAACAGGGTGTTCTCTATTTGCAAGCAAAGTAGAAGCTAATACTAATATTAATGGCACAGTAGAGTCAAGATGTACAGTTAATACTGATACAGCAGGTTACTATGGAAACCCTAACGCATATACGCTTACTACCCTGCCTGCTAGTGCTGGTCAAGTCCCTATTGTGCGTGTAGACACTTCTCTTGCTAATGCTTACAAAGCACAAATAAGCTATCCTACTTCTTTCAGTTCTAGCCCTAGTCTATCAGATACGGTTGTGTGGACAGGAGAAGTAACAGTAGCACAGACATCATCTACAGATATGTCAGGTTATCAAGCAGCCAGTACAACAGCAGATGGTGGTGCAATGCGAATTTATCCTCTTAGCATAGCTGGTGCTACTTGGTTTAGTGTAACTTCAGTTGCTACTTATGGTGGTGGACAGCAGAAAGCATTTCCCGGTGGTTCATATACAGCAGTTGTAGTAGCAGAATGTGTCGCTCAGTAATACTATGGGTATTGCTATGTAGTTCTGTAGCAGCACACGAGATGACACCTACCTACCCTAAATGGGAGGTCTCGTTGATAGATAATGTACACAAGACTACAATGAGAATATTTAATAAGAGACAAGATGTTAAATGGTACGAGATTGGTGTATTTGATAAAGAATGGAAACCAATACCTTTTGTTACTAGCTATAAGATATTGCAAGTAAAGTACCTAACTCAAGTTAATTTTGATGTTTATATTAACTCAAGTAATAAAGACAATGCAGAATACATATGCTCGTTGTCTAAACTTAGAGGAAATAATAACAACAAACCTATGGTAGCATCAAAGATATGTTCGAGGTTTAAGTGAAGTGGTTAGTCTACATCTTACTTCTGTCTTGCACACAAGTTATAGCAAACAGCAGTTCTGTTAATCTAGCCTTGCCAAGTGCGAGCATAAATAGCGGAACAGATAGTATAAGAGCTGGTGACTTAGACTGTAAGAATAGTATAGGCGGTAGTACAAACTTTGAAATAGGAATGACTGGTATAATTAATAATGCTGTCACTCCACTTATAGGAGACAAGAGCGACTTAAACCCACAGACTAAAGATATAGGAGTATATGCTAGAATTATTATTCCTTTAGATGGTCCAAGTGAAAGAATTAATTGTAATACATTATATCAACTTGAGCTGCAAAGAAGAAGACTAGAAGTACAGAAACTTAAACAAGAGATTGAATACTTAAAGCAAATGCAGAACAATAACGAGTTTGATAACTAATGGCTGATTTAGAAGAAATTGTAAGACAAGGCGAAGGATTATCAGATAAAAAGCTGAAATTATTCGGTCTTAAGATAAGCGGTGGCAGTATAGTCGCAGCATTTGCTCTAATTTCAACGATTATTGGCACGCTATATGGTGGCTTTCTTATGTACCAGAAAGTCGAAGGAATCGCAAATTTGGACCTCGATTCTATAGCTGGACAGATGAAAAAGACATCAGCGGACGTTTTAAGGATAGAAGAACACGCTAATGCTATAAAGATAGAATTAAAGAAAGATATGACAGACCTACGCAATAGTCAATGGTCTTTAGAATCTAAAGTAGATACTAAGTTACAATCAGTAGATACTAAACTTACTAACTATGATACAAAGTTAGATAGGTTTGAGATAAAGGTAGAGAAAACTAAAGAAGATATAAATAAACGGATACAAGAATCATTAGATAACCCACTAGCAAACTAAGGAGCTACTATGCCATACGGAAAAGGAACTTACGGAAAGAAAAGAGGAAGACCACCAGCAAAGAAAAAGAGTAGGAAGAAGTAATGGGTGCACCGGTAAAAACAGGAGATAATCCAAGAAGGGCTGCGTTCTTACAACGTATGGGTGCAGCATCAGGACCTCAGTATAAAAATGGTAAAAAGACTCCTTTGTTAAAATCTTTAAATGCTTGGGGTGCTTCTAGCAAAGCCGATGCAATTAGAAAAGGCAAAGCCATAAGTAAAAGAAATGCAGCTAAGAAAGGATAAATATGGAAGAGAATATTAATCGTATGCAATTGCAATTAGACAAACACTCTGGACAAATAGCTAAACTATTTAGTAAAATTGATGATACTAATTTATGTATACAAAAAATAAACACTTCTTTGATGCAAATTAAATGGGCTGTATATGGAGCGTTAGGTTGGTATTTTATTACCGAAATAGGAATTATTGAAGCAATGAGGTTAGCAATATGATAGGATTTTTAACAAATGTAGCACCAATAGCTTTAGGCTTTGTAGCTAAACTGTTTGCACTTAAGAGTCAAGCAGCAGCAGAAAATCAAAAGTTAATGATACAGAATCTACAAGTGCGTAATGATTCTATCAATCAAGCTAGAGATAGAGCAGACAAAGAGAGCCCTATGGCTGCCCTTAACAGACGAGTTATTATATTTGTCATACTAGCATTAATTATATTTACACAAGTAGCACCGGTGTTCTTTAATGTGCCAACAGTAATACCTAATACTATAGAAGGATTTAATTTCTTTGGTATACAGTTTACACCAGATGTAATAGAGTATGTACAAATACAAGCAGGTTCAGTTTTAAAGATGGATGAAATCTTTGGATGGGCTACTATGATTATTGAGTTCTACTTTGGAGCACAACTAGCAAAAGGAAAGTAAATGACTTATAAAGAAATTATTAACAGCGTTTTAAGAAGACTAAGAGAGGATACTATAGACTCTGATTGGTCAGGTAACTTATATGATTCTGTAACTATCTCAGATTATCAGAAGTTAATTGGGGAGTTAGTTAATGATTCTAAAAAGAATGTAGAATCTTATCACGACTGGAATGCCTTAAGAGAAACATTTAATATTAAAACATCTTTAGGTAATATGCAATATACACTAGGTGATGCTACTAAAGGTGCGGGTGTGTCTTTTAAAGTATTAGACGTTATATGTCAAGATACTGGACAAGTGTTAGAACAAGTGTCTAATGATTGGATTAATGAGCAAGTGTTTCCTCTGACTAGTGCGTCTACTGGTAAACCTGCTTATTATGCCTTTAATGGTATCTCACAAGCAGGTACAAACAGAGAGCCAGACTTTAATATTGATTTTTATCCTGTTCCTGATTCTGTGCAAACAATCTCAGTTAATATTGTAGGTGCTCAAAAAGAATTAAAAACAGCATCACAAGTATTAAGAGTTCCTTCACAGCCTGTAATTCTTGGGGCTTGGGCTAGAGCTATAGCAGAAAGAGGTGAAGACGGAGGAAGTATATCTAGTGCTGTTGCGGCAGAAGCTAGAGACTCTTTAAACATTGCAGTTCAATTAGATGCTGGCAATATGGAATATGAAAGGGATTGGGTAGTAGTATAATATGGCACTAGAATCTAAGCAAATTAATGCTGTACCTTTAGATACTATTGGTATTAATGGTATAGATACGCAGACAACACCAACTGCTCTAACACCTAACTGGTTTACTAAAGCAGACAATGTTGTTTATACAGAAGGCGGTAAAGTTACATTCCGTAAAGGATTAAAGCAAGGTACATTAACTGGTGGTGCTAAGATAGGTTCTATAACAGAACATTATAATGGCACAACAAATAAGATATTTGCTGGTGTCGGCACTAATATGTATATTGTTGATTTGTCTGATAAAGATAATGCTTGGACAGGGTCTTTTGCCACAGGTGCAGCTTCTTCTGATTGGCAGTTTACAAACTTTAATACTCATCTATATGCTGCTCAGTTTGATGAAGACCCATTATATTATGATAATTCATCTTGGGCTAAATTAAAAGATACAAGTGGTTATCAAGCACCTTCAGGTGTAACTACGTTTGACCCTAGCTGTATGTTAGGTTTTTATGGTAGAGTATGGGCTGGTGGTATTACTGAAGAAGATGATGTCTTATATTATTCTAAGTTATTAGATGGTCATAAATGGGGTGCTGATGGAGGCTTTATAGATTTAAAGTCTGTATGGGGTCAAGATACTATTGTAGCTATACACTCTTTTGCGGGTAAGTTAGTTATATTTGGTAAAGAAAATATTGCTATTTATAACAGTCCTGACATAATAGGAAACATAGCTTTAGACGAGGTTATTAGAGGAATAGGATGTGTATCTAGAGACTCTATACAATCTATTGGAGATGACTTATATTTCTTGTCTGATACTGGTGTTAGGTCTTTATTTAGAACTACACAGTTAGACAAACTACCTCTAACAGAAAAGTCTATAACAATTAAAGACGAATTAATATCTAATATTAATAGTAGCACAAATGTTAAGTCAGCGTTTATGCTAAATGAAGGTCTTTATATTTTATCTTTTGTAGATAAGAATGTTACATATGTCTTTGACACTACATATAAGACGGAGAAAGAGACGCCAAGAATAACTAAGTGGGACTTTGCAGACAGTAGAGAGCCTGCTAGTATGGCGTACACAGAAACATACGGGCTTTTAGTAAGACAGCAAGCAGGAAGGGTTGCTACTTATGAAGGTTATTATGATGTAGATTATAGTGGTTCTAGCACTTATACTTATAATAGCTATACAGTTTCTTTTTCTACGGTATGGATTGATGTAGGAGAAGGCGTACAATCATCTATTCTTAAAAGATTAGTTATGCTTGTATCAGGAGGTCAAGG